GCAGGTATAAAAGGTCAGACAGATTCTAAACCAGTGCAGGTACAAGTTCCATGTATGGAGATGTATGGAAAAACTTGTCCAGTGCTAACTGAAGTTAGACCGTGGTTCAAAGACAAAAGCATGGAAGACATGGGCAGAAAATATTGGAAAAAGAAAAGTTATATTTTCCAAGGTTTCGTAGTTCAAAATCCGCTTAACGAAGAAACTACACCTGAGAATCCAATCAGAAGATTTATAATTGGTCCTCAGATCTTTAACATTATTAGATCGGCATTACTAGATCCAGAGATGGAAGAACTGCCAACTGACAGTGTAAGAGGTGTAGACTTTAGAATAACTAAAACTTCTAAAGGTGGATATGCTGACTACTCAACGTCTAAATGGTCGAGAAGAGAACGTGCTTTAGACGAGGCCGAAAGAGCGGCAATCGATAAAAACGGTTTGCACAATTTAAGTGACTTCAGACCAAAAGAACCAACAGAATCAGAAGTAAAAATAATTATTTGAACAATCTGTTGAAGGTGAAGCATACGACTTGGAAAAATATGGACAATACTTTAGACCGGCAGGAACATCTGCACCTAGAGTGGTAACTCCACAAGCAAGTAAACCTGCACCAGTTGACACTGCATCAGCAACTAATACAGTTGCAGAACAAACAGTAACTACCACTGCAAATCCAACAGCGACAACACCAGCACCAGAGGCAAATGGAAATGGTGACAGCGCCAAAAGAGCAGAAGATATACTGAAATTGATTCGTGCAAGACAAAGTAACTAACCTAAAATACCAAGGCCTTGATATTGACTGTCAGGGCCTTGTATGTTAATATAAGGTATGAAAAGACAAATTAAAAAGGCAATCGATTGGATTCTCTATAAACAAATACCCGCATGGGTTATTCTTGTTTTGATTATCCTATGGATTATATTATAGGCAAAATATGACAAAACCATTTGACGCAACTAAATTTAGAAAAAGCATTACAAAGTCTATATCCGGATTGGGTATAGGTTTTAGTGATCCAACAGATTGGATATCAACAGGCAACTATGCATTAAATTATTTGATATCTGGTGATTTTAACAAAGGTATTCCCCTAGGCAAAGTATCAGTACTTGCCGGTGAGTCTGGTGCAGGTAAATCTTACATAGCATCAGGCAACATTATTAAAAACGCACAGGACCAAGGTATATTCGTAATATTAATTGATTCAGAGAATGCACTAGACGAAGCATGGTTGAAAGCACTAGGCGTTGACACAGATGAAAAAAAATTATTAAAGTTAAGTTTATCAATGGTTGATGATGTAGCAAAAACTGTATCTGAGTTTATGAAAGAGTACAAAACAGAACACTCGGAGAACAGAGAAGGTGCACCTAAAGTATTATTTGTAATAGACAGTTTAGGTATGTTACTAACTCCAACAGATGTAGACCAGTTTCAAAAAGGTGAAATGAAAGGTGACTTAGGTAGAAAACCTAAGGCATTGACAGCACTTGTAAGAAACTGTGTTAATATGTTTGGTTCATGGAACGTAGGACTTATGGCTACAAATCATACATACGCATCACAAGATATGTTTGATCCAGATGACAAGATATCAGGTGGCCAAGGATTCATATATGCAAGTTCAATTGTGGTTGCAATGAAAAAATTAAAACTTAAAGAGGACGAAAAAGGTAACAAAATATCTGATGTGAGAGGTATTAGAGCGGCTTGTAAGGTAATGAAAACAAGATATGCTAAACCATTTGAGAGTGTACAAGTAAAGATTCCGTATGATACAGGAATGGATCCGTACAGCGGACTTGTTGATTTGTTTGAGAAAAAAGGCATTTTGACTCAACAGGGCAACAGATTAAAATATGTAGACTCGGCAGGTAAAGAACATCTTGATTTCAGAAAATCTTGGACTGGAGATAAATTAACAATGTTGATGAATGATTTTGATAAATTATCAACAACAGAAGAATTAACTTCTGCTAGTTCCAAGGAAGAAATGAATGATTGAGATGCAACACGAACACATTGACCGAATATGGAGTTCTTTATCACATTGGATACCAGAAAAAATGAAATTAGACGCGGCTGTGGACTTTATTAATAGTTTGCAGGAATTGGGCGTTGAAGATTCTGCAATAAAACAGGCCGCAGAATTTGATCCCAAGTACGAAGAGGCGGTTAATGCAGTTTATGGTGACGAAGAAGGTGATGATGATTACTATGATGAATATTCGGACAATAACGAATGAGTTGGTATAATAAAGTAAGCAAAAACATAAGTTTGATTCCAGAATGCATCAAGCATTTCGAGGACGAACTGGCACAGGCAAAACGAGAATGTGGTATATATGGCAATCTCGAGAAAGCAAGTGCCGCCTTACCTGGCATTGTAGAGCAGAGGTTTAATCAATTACAAGAGATCGAAGCAATACTTGAATATCTCAATATTGAAAAACGGAGATTAAGATCAAAAACATTTAGAAATTATCTAGAGAAATACAATAAAGTTTTGAGTAGTAGAGATGCAGACAAATATGTTGACGGAGAACAGGATGTAGTTGACTTAGAAAAAATAATTAATGAGTTTGCTTTAATAAGAAATAAATGGTTAGGAATTACTAAAGGTTTAGATCAAAAACAATGGCAACTTACAAATATTGTGAAACTACGAGTAGCAGGTATGGAAGATGCCACGCTCAAATAGAATAATCTTAACAGACGTCGACGGTGTACTTTTAGAATGGGAAAACCATTTTACACAATGGATGCTCAAAAGAAGCCATTTTGACCAAAAGGGCCAAAGAATCCAAACCTACAATTTATTACCAAATATGGAATCCGAATATGCAATGGAAAAACGATTTGGTATTGAAGCATGGCAAATACAACAAGAAATACGAGAATTCAATAGAAGTGCGTGGATGTACACACAGCCTCCTATGCCAAATTCAATTACTTGGGTAAAGTTAATGGCCGCGGAAGGTTGGACTTTTATACCAATAACATCACAGACCTCAGATGTACCTGCACAAATATTGCGAAAAAAAAGACTAGTTGAACTGTTTGGAGATCATGTTTTCCAAAACTACCTAATATTGGAGACAGGCGCCAGCAAAACCACCGCTTTAAACGAGTTTAAAAATACCGGACTGTTTTGGGTAGAGGACAAGTGGCAGAACGCTTTAGAAGGTCTTAAATGCGGTTTAAAACCCCTATTAATAGACCATTTATATAACAAACAATTCAGTCATCCAGAAATAACAAGAGTAAAGGATTGGAAAGAAATCCATAGCCTTACTCAACTTTCCTAACCCCAATTCTATTGGAGATTAAATATCTACATGAAAATTTATGTCGGTTGGGACTCCAGAGAAGATATAGCATACCAAGTTTGCGAACACTCAATAAAACGTAGAGATCCAGATGCTGAAGTAGTCCCTTTGAAACAAAATGATATGAGGGCACAAGGAATCTATACGAGAGAAAAAGATAAACTTGCCTCAACGGAATTTACTTTCACAAGATTTTTTATCCCTTATCTTAACGATTACAAAGGATGGGCAGTTTTTTGTGACTGTGATTTTCTTTGGAAGATTCCAAGCACAGAACTACAACAATTTTGTGACCCGAGCAAAGCAGTTGTTTGCGTACAGCATGATTACAAGCCAAAGGAAACAACTAAAATGGATGGTCAAGTGCAATCGGTCTATCCAAGAAAAAATTGGAGTTCCATGGTCCTTTGGAACTGTGAACATCCTAAAAACAAATTACTTACACCAGAATTTTTAAACAATCAGACACCAAAATTTTTACACAGATTTAGTTGGTTAGATGATTCAGAAGTTGGTTCTATGCCTCATAACTACAATTGGTTAGTAGGCTGGTATCAAGAACCTAGTGATGGCAAACCTAAAATACTTCACTACACAGAAGGTGGACCATGGTTTGATGGTTACCGAGATTGTGAATATGCCGACGATTGGAAAAAGGAAGTTATAAACTTATTCTCAGCATGAGCAAATTAAGTGTTTTAAAAAAATTTAATCCGGAACAGCATTTTTTCACTGATCCTTTCCCTCACGTTGTTATTAGAAACTGCCTTGACGACGACATATATCAAAGATTATATGAAAATTTTCCTGTAAAACTTATAAAAGATAATTTTAATATTATACAAGAACACACTTATAGATGCCTTGCTAATGATGTATTAGTTGAAAAAAAGATACCTGTAAATCCTATTTGGCAAGAATTCTTTGAATATCATACATCTCAAGATTATTTTAAAACAGTAATTAAATTATTTGAAAAATATATGCCCAACTATCAATGGCTGGAACAACAAACAGCAAGGATCAGAAATACTCAGGGCGATACAAAAGTCGTAACCGATACACAATTTGTTGTACATCAACCTTATCATACTACCACTAGAACGACACATATAGATAATCCTATTGAATTTTATGCAGGACTTTTATACTTTAGGCAAAGAGGTGATAGAAGTAGTGGTGGAGATTTTATGATATATGATTCTCCCGAAATAAAAGATGTCTACAAGAAAAAAGGGAGAGAAATACCCGAGAATATTTCTATCAAGGATCACACTTCTGTACCATACAAAGAAAATACTTTTGTTATGTTTTTAAATAGCAACAAGGCTGTGCATGGCGTAACTCCTCGAGTTGATGCAAGTGTAGATAGATTATCAGTGAATATAATTGGTGAGTATACTGATAGAAGTGCCTGTACTTTTAGACTGCGTCCAATAGATTAATTACCGTAAATTCTTCTTGCCTTATCCAAGTCTTCCGGAGTGTTTATTTCACCGTCGATCGCTGTGGTAAGCATGGCTCCCATTGTAATTCCGTTCTCAAGAAAACGTAGTTGTTCTAACTTTTCAAAATTTTCAAATTTTGTTTGCTTAAATTTTCTTATTTTTTCTAGAGCAGGAATAGTAAAACTATAGATACCGGCATGATGATAACCATATTTTAATGGTGCCCTCAAGAACCAATGACAACGACCAAGATTGCCTTCTCCCATTGACACAATCGCTTTCACACTATTTGGATTGTTCTGTTCTGCTTGAACCATTTCATAAACTAAACAACCAATTTCAAAATTATGATTTAAAGGAAGTGTGCTTTTAAATGGCATATCACCTTGTAGGTTGATTACACAATCATAGGATTTGTCTCCGATTTGATCAAAGGTAGCGATTACTCTATCTGTGCCTGTTGGTATATTTGGATCAGTCATTTCTACTCGACCTCCAAACTGAAACACCTCGTCTCTGATTTTTTCAGAGTCGGTGGCAACACAAACATCTGCATTAGGTACAGCACTTGCTTTTTCCCAGACATGACGTACTAAAGTTTTACCGCCAAACCTTGCCAATGGTTTTCCAGGCAACCTAGTACTTGCTTCTCTACTAGGAATAATAATTAATTTTTTCATTTAGAATCCTCCATGCAGTTCCGTTTTTCATTTCTTCCATTGTGTAGTTACAATATGCTAAAGAGTGGAACAATAACTCTCTATCCTCATACTTTGGTGTTTCTACCAGAGTGAAGTCTGTTTCTGCTATGGGTTTAGCAGACGAATTGTGTTCATTACAAAACACAGGTACACCATTTACAAAACTTTCAATCATGGTATTACTATTATATGTTACACAGGCAAAATAATCCTTCCAGTTAATCTGTCCACTATGAGTGGTTGGCTTATCAACCTTCACTGTGGCACCAACATGGTCAATTGCTATTGTAGGATTATACGGCTTTTCCCTTATATCTATTTCTCTATCAGTGTTTGATTTTAAAATTTTTAATGTATCATCTAGCCAGTTTTCGGCGCCAAAAAAGTTTGCAATCGCATTTGTTGGCGGCAATACTAATATTTTTTTTCCATTTTTATTCCATGGTAATAAATCTTTTTTAAAATTATTTTCATATCTATCTGCAGGTACATTTAAAAGTTTATTCTCGCAATGTTTATTTTTAGTGATCCTTAACCAGTGAGGTTTGTCATGTGCATTAGTAAAATAACCATGATCCATAAAATAAAAATTTTTATTTTCTTTTTGACACCACTTGTAAACTTCTCCAGATCCAGCAAGTATACCGTACATGGTGATGTCTTCGATTGGAAGATTTTTTAAATCTCTAAAGTTGTAAACTTTATATGGTCCTGGTGTACCTTGTACAAAGGCATCAACG